AGGAAGGGAAGCAAACACCCAAGAGTTAATGGACCGGCAGGAAACGGCCCCCCACAGACCTCTGGTTGACGGGATGACTCGAATCTTCAACAGAAGTGAGGATTTCATACACTCTTGGCTTGAAGTGATGAGGCCGTTTCACCGTCTTACACCAAGAGAGATTGACTTCGCGGCGGCCATGCTGGAAAAACGGTACGAGATTGCTGCGAAGATAGCAGACCCCAAGAAGAATCAGGCGACCATTGACAAACTCCTTTTCGACGAGGAAACCAAGGAGGCCATCCGTCAGAAGGTGGGTATCACCAAATCCCACATGCAGGTCATCCTGCACAAGATGAGGGAGGTCAAGATGATTGACAATAAGAGTTTCAGTCCTGAGTATATTCCTGACTGGACTCCCGGAAAGAGGTTTAGGATGGTCTTCATCTTTGAGAACAGACTTGATGACGCTTGAACAAATCATACAACAGGTTGCCGGGGAGATGGGACTTCCATACGATGTATGCCATAAGGCCTACATGTCCGCTTGGAAGTTCGTGAATGACAAGGCTCAGGAACTGCCTATGGACCATAACATGTCCTTGGAGGAGTTCCAAGGATTGAGGCCCAACTTCAACATGCCATCCCTCGGCAAACTGTATATCTCAGAAGAGAACTTCGAAAAGACAAAGAAGAGGTTCTTGTGCATAGAAAAATTTAAAAAGGAACATAGAAATGCTGAAAGTAACCAAGATTCATCCGTGCATGGACCACATCGTGACAACGGCTGAAATATACACTGAACAGGAAGTCACCTCCGCCGGTGGAGTCATTGACGGTGGAAGGAGAGACACACTTAAAGAGTACCAGAAAGTCCTTGAAATAGGGCCGTTTGTGAAGGGACTCAAGGTCGGTGACATCGTGAGAATCAACCCTTCACGGTATGTTCAGATTCTCCATAAGCAGGGCAAGATGCTCAAGGATGCCGACAAGAAAACCATCACTGACGACATGCACGCTGCTGTGGACATTCCCAGAGAGGTTCTCTACACCAAGGGAGAAGATGGTGCAGAGACTTCCCAGACCGTCTTGATTCTCTTCGAATCTGACATCATGTGCGTGGTGGAAGGCGAGGAGTACATTCCGAAGACCATAACGGAAACTACACGAGGGCTTTACAAGCCCGGTAGCAACATCATCATTCCGCCGGGTGGAATAGTCAAGAACTAAAGGTCAGCCTGCCTGAAAAGGCGGGCTTTTTAAATCTAAAGCCATGAAGACAGTAAGAGCCGAATCCCTGTTTGGGGAACCTATAGAAGGCAAGGTAGACCTTCCTGAGAAGGTGGAGGTGGATGATGAGGCCATCTCTAAGGAAGTTGAGGACTTTCTGGAATACAGAAGGGCCGGTATTGTCATACACGCTCCGTCCATGATGCCCCCCATGTCAATGACCCTTGTCATGGAGGAACAGGAAGAGAAGAAAGAGCCCGAAAGACTGAAGAAGGGAACCCCAAAGGACTATCGCACTTTGGAGATAAAGATGGGAAAGGGACTCTTCGGATTCCTGAAGAAGGACACCCATTGTGAACGAATCCCCATAGACCATTACGAGAAATGAAACTACTGGAATTTGAAAACTTCGAGGTAAAACCCACTGCCGAGGCCCTTCTTGTGCGTCCTATCCGGAGGCTCTACAATGCTGACCGGTCCAAGCAGAAGGAGAGGTTCTATCAGCAGATTTCCTACCTCTTCTTCATGGTGGACCCCCGTTCCACCTACTCGTACATCATTGACCCGGAGGAAAGGGCCCAACAAATCATCCTTCAGGAGGGCCTTCCGAAAGACTTCAAGCCCTCATCTGACCTTGAGGAGGCCATGCGGATATATGAACAGCACATCACAACTTCCTCAAAGAGGCTTCTGGAGAGTACGAAGATTGCTGTGGATGCCCTCAGCGAGGAGTTGAGGCAGACCAAGGAAAGGCTCAGGGAACGGACGGAGAAGGGTGCTGCCGTAACGAAAGTCAACGATGTGATGGGCACTCTTGAAAAGGTGCTGAAGTTCATACCCCAGTTGCAGGACCTTGAAAGGAAGGTGGATGCTGAAATCAAGGACACCACCAGAGCCAGAGGTACGAGCAACTCGATGTTTGAGAACGGAGTATGATGGAGATAGAAGACTACATAACCGATGTCCTGAACAAGATAGCGAAGGACAGGCGGTTGGGAGGGGAATTCGCAGTCATCAAGAACTGGGAACAGGGGCCCTTCCCAATCCAGAGATGCCATGTCATTTCAGTATATTTCCTGAAAGAGGGAAAGACCGTTCTGGTCCATAGGGAAAGACTTTGTTCGAGCAATCCTAATAACAAGGAGATGTACCATGAAGTATGCATCGAACTGATGGCATACTTCATAACAAACTGGGATGAGATATGGAGTTTAATAAGTACCAAACCCCGATAGAGAAACTGTCGTACACCCATGTAGACGAGAAGACCGGGGAACAGACATATTATACTTGGGACAACTGTCCTGAAGAGGTACGGGAGGAGTTCATGGAACACATGAACACCGTCCCGTTTATTCAGTGGTTGGTAAGCAAGGACAGACCCTATTGCAAAGACCTTCCGAGAGATGAGAAGGGCCGGGCCATCTGGAAGATTACCGAGCCTCCCATCATAGAGAATGTGGATTACTTCCGTGAGGCGGCAATCCATTTCCAGAAGACTGGCCGGTACACGGACCTCAGGCCCAATCCCAATCCGAACAGTGCCTATGGAAAATGGATTGAGCAGGAGGCGGACAGAATCTATAACGGAATGCTCCGTGAGGAGGACGGTGCTTGGATTACCGGCGACATGTACTGGTATCTCAACTACTCCCCAATCATCCTTACCGTAGATGGTGAGAATGAGAATGTGGGTGACCGTGAGACTGATTTCCCAAGGTTCTGGGAAGGAATCAACTGGAGGGAGATAGGCTGGTATGATGCCAGACGGGTGGGTCAGAACTTCGCTGAGATAGCAAAGCGTGGTGCTTCCAAATCCTACTGTGTAGCCTCGAAACTGTCGAAGATTGCGGTGATGGGGGAGAGGAGGAGGACTATTGAAGAAAAGAGGGCACACAAGCCTCAGAATGCCGGTGGTGTTGTGGCGGCCTATGACAAGCAGTTCCTCATCAAGGATGGAACCTTGAACAAGTTCGAGCAGATGCTTGACCATTGTGCCAACAATACGGAGTTTCCGAGGAAGACCCTTCAGCGGGCATTGCAGGAAATGTCTTGGGAAATGGGATACATCGACCTGAATACCGGGGCTAAGGACGGCACGAGAAACACAGTCCTCGGTGTGGCGGTCAAGGATGACCCTGACAAGGTTCGTGGTAAGAGAAAGAACTTCATCTGTTTCGAGGAATTCGGTAAGTTCCCCAATCTGTCAGATACCTATAACATCGCACTCAAGTCGGTCAAGGAAGGCAGCAAGTGGTTTGGCATCATCGTACTGATTGGTACTGGTGGTGAGGAAGGCAGTGACTTTGCCTCCGCTATGGACATGATATACCATCCTACCGGCTTCTTTATGAGAGCCTATCCCAATGTCTGGGACAAGGCGGCACAGTCCAGAGGCGTGTCAATTTGGTTCTTCCCGGCCTATGTGAACCGTGCCGGATGCTACAATGAAGATGGCATATCAGATGTGACCTTGGCCCTGTTTGCAATCTGCTGTGACCGGTACATAGCCAAGTATCACAATCCTGACCCAATGCAGATTACCCGTACCAAGGCTGAAGACCCCATCACCATTCAGGATGCCATAATGAAGCGTGACGGAACCCTCTTCCCTGTGGCACAGATTGCTGAGAGGATTCAGGAGATTGACCTCAATCCGAACTTCTATGATGAATTCCATGTAGGCAAACTTGTTCAGATGAGCAACGGTCAGGTGGAGTTCACTCCGACTGGAGACCATGCCATCCACAATTTCCCGACGAGAGACAACAAGGTGGTTGGTGCCGTGGAGATAAAATCCCTTCCGAAGAAGAACTCTGCCGGCAAGGTGTTCCCCGGAAGATACATAGCGGGCCTTGACCCTGTGGACGATGATACCTCCAACACGATGTCCTTGGTGTCCTGCTTTGTACTTGACCTCTGGAATGACGAAATTGTGGCTGAGTGGACGGGCAGATTCCCGAATTCCGCCGATGATTGCTACGAAGTTGTCCGCCTCCTGTGTAAGTTCTACAATGCCAAACTCCTCTATGAGAACAACAAGAAGGGCATCTATGCCTACCTCAAGAAGATGAACTGCCTGTATATCCTTGCCGAGACTCCGGAGTACATCAAGGATATGGAAAACGACAAGATTCAGAGGATTGGCAACAAGGCCTATGGTGTGAACGCATCGACTCCAATCAACAACTATGCAAGAGGCCGGCTCAAGGATTTCATGCTCAAGCCGGTGGAGGTTGAAAAGATGGTGGACGGAGAACTCCAGACAGTCACCATACCCAATGTGATGACTTGGTGGAACAGGGCCCTTCTGGAGGAAGCCAGACAGTGGAACCCTGATGGCAACTTCGATAGAATCTCCGCTATGGGTATGCTGATGCTCTATCGTGAAGAGAAACTCGTACTGTCCAATGGCAACATCAGGAGGGATGATGTACAGACTCCTTCCAAGGCTATGGACCCGTACTTCCAAAGGAACTATCATCCCAAGAAGGCTCCTCAGATACCAAAGAAAGACAAGGGCTGGCGGCCTGTCACTCAGGAGAAGATTGACTGGCTGTAGGGAGTAAAATTAGTACGGAATCACCCCCGATTTGCACATTTGGTTTTATTGATTATATTTGTCCGAAGATTATATTGTTATGATGGATACAGTACAATTCCCAAGACAAGCGTTGCCCTTCAACCGTAAGACACAGAAGTGGGGCAAGCAGTGCTTGTTATGGGGTGATTCGAGGACTGCTTGGAACTACAGTCCTGTGAGAAAGGCCATCAGGGACAAGCGGGTAAACTATGACTTGGCTCGTGGTATCCTTCACATGGAGGATGTCGCACTCATACTGAACCCCTCCAAAATACAGGCCGATTACATCCCACAGGAAATCCAGCATTTCGCCCTCCTCAACTCAAAAATCAACATCCTCGTCGGTGAGGAAATCCGCCGGCCCTTCCCTTGGAGGGCTCTTGTGACCAACATGAATGCTGTCACCGAGATTGAGGAGGCAAAGAAGAACGAGGTTCTGGAGTCATTCAGACAACTTGTGGAGGACACTTCCCTCAGTCAGGAAGACTACGAGCAGAAACTGGACGAACTTGACGAATACTACTCCTACAACTGGCAGGACTTCCGTGAGAAACGGGCCAATGAACTTCTCCGCCACTACATCAAGGAGTACAATGTTCCGCTTATCTTCAATGCAGGATTCCTTGATGCCCTCATCGTAGGCGAGGAAATCTACGAGTGCAACATCGAAGGTGGTGAACCTGTCATCAGACGGCTTAATCCTGAACATGTCAGGGTATACCGGTCAGGCCATTCCAACAGGATTGAGGATGCCGACATCATCATCATTGAGGAATACTGGAATCCCGGAAGAATCATTGATACCTTCGGTGACCAGTTGAAGAAACGGGATATAGAGTATCTGGAGAACCTTCCTGAATACATCGGCAACAGTACCAACAGCATGGGCTATGTGGATGAAAGGAACGGCTTCATCCGCAGGGACATGGTTTCTGACTCATACCCGACCTTGGCATCCTCCGAAGTGTTCGGAGGTTTTATGGATGATGACCAGTACAAACTCATGCCTTATGATTCTGATGGCAATGTCCGTGTGATGCGTATGTACTGGAAGTCCCGCAGAAAGGTTCTCAAGGTCAAGTTCTATGACCCTGATACAGGTGAGGAGAACTTCAAGTTCAGGGCAGAGAACTATGTGCCTGACAAAGACCTTGGGGAAGAGGCTGAAGACAGATGGATTAACGAGTCTTGGGAAGGTGTCCTCATCGGTGGCAATAATGATGAGTTCGAAGAACACAAGAACGACGGCACATACGGAATCTTCGTGAACATCAGACCTCGGCCAATCCAGTATAGCCGGCTGATGAACCCCTCAAAGTGTCATCACGGAATCATCGGAACCATCTACAACCTGAATGAGGGACGGCCCTTCAGTATGGTGGACATGATGAAGCCGTACAACTATATGTACGATGTCATCCATAACAGACTCTCCGATGCCCTTGCATCAGCGTGGGGTTCGATGGCGGAGGTTGACCTTGCCCTTATTCCTGAGGAGTGGTCGTTTGACCAATGGATGTATTTTGCAAAGGTTAACCATCTTGCTGTACGAAACTCCTTCAATGCAGGAAAGGAGGGCCCGGCTCTTGGCAAGTTGGCTGGTTCCCTCAACAACAATACCCAACGCATTATTTCCGATGCTTCTGGAAACTACATTCAACAACTGATGAACCTTGCCGAATGGTCCAAGGTGCAGATTGGTGAGATTGTCGGCATTTCCAAGCAGCGTGAAGGCCAGATTGCCAACCGTGAAACTGTCGGCGGTGTGGAGCGGGCCACCCTCCAGTCCTCCTACATTACGGAGTGGTACTTTGCTTGGCATAATGATACCAAGCGGAGAGCCCTCGACTGTCTGGTGGAGACTGCAAAGATTGCCGGACGGGGAAGGAACATCAAGTTCCCGTATATTACCTCGGAGAGTTCGATGAAAATTATGGAGTTCCCCGGCGATGAGTTTGCGGAGAATGACTATGGTATCGTAATAGATGATTCATCTGATGTTGTACAACTGGACCAGAAGATTGAAGCGGCTGCTCAGGCTGCCTTGCAAACCAAGTCAAGCAACCTTTCAGAGGTTCTCAGAATGTGGACCTCAGCAGATTCTGTGGCTGAGAAGATTAGAATACTTCAGAAGGGTGAACGCCGTCAGATGGAGCAGATGCAACGGCAACAGCAAATGCAACTTCAAGCCCAGCAGGAGACTGCTCAGGCCCAGATTCAGGCCAAGCAATTAGAACTTGAGGCCCAGATGAAGATGAACAGCGAGGATAATGAAACCAAGGTTCTCGTTGCCCAGATTCAGGCTGACACCAAGATGAACAGCGAGGCCCTTGCAAACGACATAATGTCCAATACGGACCGTATGTCCGAGACTGATAAGAGAAAACTGGAAGAGCAGATTCGTGAGTTCGACCTTAAACTTCGGCAGGACGACAAGAAACTGAAGTTGGAGGCTGAACGAAACGACATTGCCAGAATATCAGCAAAGAAAAAACCAACAAGCAAATAGACTTATGATGACACTCAAAGACATTAAGGTTTCAAAGAACCCTATTCCGGTCCAGCCGGCACTCTGGCTCAGACCGATGGGAGGCCTGTCCTTCAAGATTTACTATCCTCAAGGTGGTAACTGGACAGAGGTGAGAACCAAATCAACACCGGCCAGTGAGCAGCCTGAAACTCCTGCTTCCGAGGCTCCTGCGACGCAGATTGACGAAGAGGCTCTCCAGAGTCTTGAACAGGCTGTTGAGACCCTCAGACAGGCCATCAACACTCTTCAGAACACAGTGGCCAACACTTCAAGGTCTGTGGAGGCTGCCTCCATCAATGGTCAGTCCGCCATCCAG